CAAAAAACAATACGACTACTATCGCGACCAGTTGTTGAGTTTTGAAGATGGGGACGTGGAGTGGAAGACGTTGGGGGAGCTGGCAGAGAATCTTGATTCGATGAGAAAACCTATTACGAGTGGTTTAAGAGATCCGGGTGATATTCCATACTATGGTGCATCAGGCATTGTCGATTACGTCAAAGACTATATCTTCGATGGTGATTTCTTGCTCGTTTCCGAAGATGGTGCGAACTTGCTGGCACGAAGCACGCCAATAGCATTTAGCATTGGCGGGAAAAGCTGGGTAAACAACCACGCTCATGTGCTCAAATTCGAGACATACGCTGAAAGAAGATATGTTGAATTTTATCTAAACAGTATTGATTTAACGCCTTATATCTCAGGGGCAGCACAACCGAAACTGAATCAAAAGAATTTAAATGGCATCAGCATTCCAAATCCCTCACCTGAAGAAAAAGAACGAATCGTCGACATCCTGGACAAATTCGACGCCCTCACCAACTCCATCAAAGAAGGCTTGCCACGCGAAATTGCATTGCGCCAAAAGCAATATGAGCATTACCGCGATTTGCTGTTGAGCTTTCCCAAGCAGGAAGAGGTAGAGGCATAACATGGGCAAGACTTTAACGGAAATTGCACAGCAATTGAGTGCACCAAGAACAGTTAAGAATAAGAAAACGACTGAAGTCGAGGTGGTAACGCAGGTTCCTAAAGTGCAGCTGATCTATGCCTTCAACGGCACGGGAAAAACACGCCTTTCAAGGGAATTCAAACAGCTGATCGCGCCGAAAGCCTATGACAATGAGGGCGATCAGCCTGAGCTGTCGCGTAATAAAATCCTGTATTACAACGCTCTCACGGAAGATTTATTTTACTGGGATAACGACCTGGAGCTGGACGCCGAGCACAAGCTGAAAATCCAGCCCAACTCGTTTACCGACTGGGTGCTGAAAGATCAGGGGCAAGATCGAAACATCATTACCAGCTTTCAACGCTACGCCAGCGACAAACTTACGCCGCGATTCAACGAAGAATATAAAGTAAAAGGCGAGGACGACAAAGAGATCACTGTCAAAGCATTTTCGGAGGTAACTTTCTCGCTGGAGCGTGGCGATAATGAGCACTCCGGAAATATTAAAATCTCCAAGGCGGAAGAAAACAATTTCATCTGGAGTATTTTTTACTCGCTACTGGATCAGGTGGTGACGATCCTCAATGTTGCCGACCACGGCGAGCGAGAAACAAACCAGTTTGATCAGCTTGAATATGTTTTTATCGACGATCCAGTCAGTTCGCTGGATGAAACCCATTTGATTGAGCTAGCAGTCAACTTGGCGAGCTTGATCAAACTCAGTCAATCTTCTCTGAAATTTATCGTTACGACGCACAGCCCCCTGTTTTATAACGTGCTTTTCAATGAGCTGAACGGCAAAACCTGCTACATGCTGGATCGATTTGAAGATGGTAGCTTTGCCCTCACCGAAAAACCTGGTGATTCCAACAAGAGCTTTTCCTATCATCTGCATTTAAAGCGAACCATTGAACAGGCGATTGCGGACAACAAGATTGAAAAGTATCACTTCACGCTGCTGCGGAATCTCTACGAGAAAACGGCCAGCTTTCTGGGCTATCCAAAGTGGTCGGAGCTTCTGCCTGATGACAAACAGCTCTATCTAAGCAGAATTATCAATTTTACAAGCCATAGCACGCTATCCAATGAAACCGTTGCGGAACCAACGCAAGCGGAGAAGGCGACGGTCAAATTATTGCTCGATCACTTGAAAAGCAACTATGGCTTTTGGCAGCAGGAAGAACAAAATGGTTGATTACACCAAACCCATTGCCGAATCGAACAGCTTCATTGTTCTGGATAAGTACGTCCAAGAATGGAAGGTTGCTGAAACCTACCAGAGCGAAGGCGATCTGGAGCGGGAGTTTATTCAGGACTTGCAGAATCAGGGCTACGAGTATGCCCTCGGTTTAAACACGCCCGAGAAGCTGCTGTCCAACGTGCGCGAGCAGTTGCAGGCATTGAACAACATGCAATTTGCCGACGGTGAGTGGCTACGTTTCGTGGAGGCGTGGTTGGACAGGCCCAGCGACAGCATCGTCGATAAAACCCGCAAAATTCATGATGACTATATCCATGATTTTGTGTTTGACGATGGTCATATTCAGAACATCTACCTGCTGGATAAAAAGAATATTGCTCGCAATAAGGTGCAGGTGATCAAGCAGTTTGAGCAAACGGGCAGCCACGCCAACCGCTACGATGTGACGATCTTGGTCAATGGCCTGCCGCTGGTGCAGGTGGAGCTGAAAAAACGCGGCGTAGCCATTCGTGAAGCCTTTAATCAGGTGCACCGCTACAGCAAAGAGAGCTTCAACAGCGAGCATTCCTTGTTCAAGTATTTGCAGCTGTTTGTGATCTCCAACGGCACCGATAGCCGTTATTTTGCCAACACCACGCAGCGCAACAAAAACAGCTTCGACTTCACCATGAACTGGGCGAAGGCGGATAACAGCCTGATCAAAGACCTGAAAGACTTTACCGCTACGTTCTTTCAGAAAAACACCCTGCTCAATGTGTTGCTGCATTATTCGGTGTTTGATGTCAGCAATGCGCTGCTGGTGATGCGCCCGTACCAGATTGCCGCCACCGAGCGCATCTTGTGGAAAATCAACAGCGCCTATCAGGCCAAGAGCTGGAGCCATCTAGAGGGCGGTGGCTTTATCTGGCACACCACCGGTTCGGGCAAGACCCTGACCAGCTTTAAAGCGGCACGTTTGGCCACTGAACTGGAGTTCATCGACAAGGTGTTCTTCGTGGTGGATCGTAAAGACCTGGATTACCAGACCATGAAGGAATACCAGCGCTTTTCGCCGGATAGCGTGAATGGCTCTGACAGCACCGCTGGCCTAAAGCGTAACCTAGATAAGGACGACAACAAGATCGTCGTCACCACGATCCAGAAGCTCAATAACCTGATGAAAGGCGAAGGCGACCTGCCCATCTATAACAAGCAGGTGGTGTTTATTTTTGATGAATGCCATCGCAGCCAGTTTGGTGAAGCTCAGAAAAACCTGAAGAAGAAGTTCAAAAAGTTCTATCAGTTTGGCTTTACCGGCACGCCGATTTTCCCGCAGAACGCCCTGGGTGCGGACACCACTGCCAGCGTGTTCGGTCGGGAGTTGCATTCGTATGTGATCACCGACGCCATTCGTGATGAAAAGGTGCTCAAGTTCAAGGTAGACTACAACGATGTGCGCCCGCACTTCAAAGCAATTGAAAGTGAGCAGGACGAGAAAAAACTCAGCGCGGCGGAAAACAAGCAAGCCTTGTTGCACCCCGACCGTATTCGCGAGATTTCGCAGTACATCCTGAATAACTTCCGGCAAAAAACCCATCGCTTGCAAGCGGGTGCCAAGGGTTTTAATGCCATGTTTGCCGTGAGCAGCGTGGATGCCGCCAAGCTGTATTACGAGTCTTTCATGGATTTGCAAAAAGGCAGTGATAAGCCACTGAAAGTCGCCACCATCTTCTCGTTTGCGGCCAATGAAGAACAGGATGCCGTAGGCGATATTCTGGATGAAAGCTTTGATGTTTCAGCCATGAATAGCAGCGCCAAAGAGTTTTTAAGCGCGGCCATAGCTGACTATAACGCGCTGTTCAAAACCAACTTCAGCGTGGATAGCAATGGTTTTCAGAACTATTACCGCGATCTTGCCAAGCAAGTTAAGACTAAGGAAATCGACCTGCTGATTGTGGTGGGCATGTTCCTGACCGGCTTTGATGCCCCCACGCTGAACACCTTGTTTGTTGATAAAAACTTGCGCTACCACGGTTTGATGCAGGCCTATTCGCGCACCAACCGTATTTTTGACGCCACTAAAACCTTCGGCAATATCGTTACCTTCCGCGATTTGGAGCAGGCGACGATTGACGCCATCACCTTGTTTGGCGATAAAAACACCAAGAACGTGGTGCTGGAAAAGAGCTACAAGGAATACATGGAAGGCTTTACCGACTTGGTGACCGGTGAAGCGCGACGTGGGTTTGTGGAGGTGGTGAAGGAGTTGGAGCAGCGCTTTCCTGATCCTGCAGCCATTGAAAAAGAGTCCGACAAAAAGGCTTTCGCGAAGCTGTTTGGTGAGTATTTGCGCGTTGAAAACGTGCTGCAAAACTACGATGAATTTGCCAGTCTGAAGGCCTTGCAAAACGTCGACATAAATGATCCTGTGGTGGTTGAGGAGTTCAAGGCCAAGCATTATTTAAGCGATGAGGATCTGGCAGCGCTGCAAGCGATCAAGTTACCGGCTGAACGGAAAATTCAGGACTACCGTTCAACTTACAACGATGTTCGCGATTGGCTTCGTCGGGAAAAATCTTCCACTGAAAAAGAAAAAGCCACTATCGATTGGGATGACGTGGTCTTTGAGGTAGATCTGCTGAAGTCACAAGAGATCAACCTGGACTACATTCTGGAATTGATTTTTGAGAATAGTAAAAAGGTCAAGGACAAAGCCTCACTGGTTGAAGACGTACGTCGGGTGATCCGCGCGAGCCTGGGCAACCGCGCCAAAGAAAGCCTGCTGGTTGATTTTATTAACCAAACTGACCTGGACCAGATTGGCGATAAGGCCAGTGTGATTGACGCCTTCTTCACCTTTGCCCAAGCGGAACAACAGCGTGAGGCACACGAGCTGATTAACGCCGAGAACCTGAATGCAGAGGCGGCCAGACGCTATATCACTACCTCGCTAAAACGTGAGTTCGCCAGTGATAATGGCACTGAGCTCAATGCCGTTCTGCCCAAAATGAGCCCGCTTAATCCGCAATACCTGACCAAAAAGCAAAGCGTTTTCCAGAAAATTGCTGCTTTCGTTGAGAAGTTCAAAGGTGTGGGGGGGAAGGTCTGATGTGTTCTTCATCCGTCGGCTACACGCCTGATCTGCAAGACGCAGCAGTACAAACGGTGCTGCAGCAGACCGCGACGTTGTCGTCGATGTGGAACATGCCGAGACATGGCAGTGGAGTTGGCAATGGCTAAGACCAAACACCCCTCTTCGCTTAAGGCCATATGGCTGCTGGCGGATACGGATATTGTTGTGATCGTTTCTACACCAACCTGGACCTTTGCTCCAATAAGAGAAAAAGATGGGCCCGCGATCATCGCTCAATAGAGAATACGAAAGTGATGGCCTTTGCCGCATCCTTGCACTCGACGGGGGCGGTGCAAAGGGCTTTTACACGCTCGGAGTCCTCAAAGAAATTGAGGCAATGCTGGGCTGCCCACTCTACAAGCGATTCGACCTTGTTTTTGGCACGAGCACTGGGGCAATCATCGCGGCGCTCATCTCCCTTGGCTACGATGTTGACCAAATCCACGACCTCTACAAAGAGCATGTACCGACTGTCATGTCGCGCCGCACTCAGGCGGGTCGCACTACTGCTTTAGCGGGTCTTGCCAAGTCAGTTTTCACTGATAAAACCTTCGCCGACGTGAAAACTGGGATCGGTGTGGTCACGGCGAAGTGGATGACAGAAAGGCCGATGATTTTCAAGGGGAATATACAACAAGCACATGGAATGCTGGGCACCTTCGTACCTGGTTTTGGCGTATCCGTCGCGGATGCAGTGCAGGCATCGTGTTCGGCATTCCCATTCTTTGAGCGCAAGGTCGTGACCACGTCTGCTGGCGACAAGATCGAGCTGATAGACGGTGGCTACTGTGCAAACAATCCGACGCTCTACGCAATCGCCGATGCAGTCGCGGCGCTTAAGAAAGACCATAGGAACTTGCGGGTGATCAACGTCGGCGTCGGTGTTTATCCAGAGCCAAAGAAACTGCTTATGTGGTTGGTGAAGAAATTCCCGTTCAACAGCATCGAGTTGCTTCAGAAAACACTCGAAATCAATACGCAGTCGATGGATCAGTTGCGGACCATTCTGTTCAAGGACGTACCGACTATTCGGATCAGCGATATTTTCGAGCGCCCTGAGATGGCAACCGATCTTCTTGAGCACGACCTTGAGAAGCTCAACATCCTGCGGCAACGAGGGCGAGAGTCGTTTGCATCGCGTGAGGTTGATCTTAAGAAATTCCTTATGTGAGGGAGGCAATGTGGGTATACCTGAATCTCAGTTGGAAACGTGGTCACACCAAGGCTCGATAACGCAATCAAGCAGCACCTACAACAGCATAAAGAATGTGCTGGAAGCCTCGACTACGCAGTATGGAGACAGAAATTTCGAGTGCTTTTTGCAAGGCTCATACGGCAATGACACGAATATATTCGCAGAGAGCGATGTCGATATCGTAATTAAAATCGACGATTGTTTTTACAGTGATCTGGAATCACTCAACGAGGATGAGAAATCAAACTACAAACGGATGTATTCAGATGCAACATACTGCCATTCGGATTTCAAGCGCGACGTACTAAAGGTATTGACCGACCAGTATGGTGATGACGTCAAGGACGGTAAAAAGGCAATTTCCATTGCAGCACACGGCAATCGCCGCAAGGCTGATGTGATAGTTGCCACGGCATTCCGTCGCTACCATTCGTTCAAGAACTCAAGCTTAGAAAACTACACCGACGGCATCTGCTTTTTTACGTCTGCTGGTATTCGAGTCGACAACTATCCAAAACAGCACCGCAAAAATCTTACGACGAAGCACCAGAATGCCAACAAATGGTTGAAGCCGATGATGCGCGTCCTGAAGAATATGCGTAGCCATCTCGTCGTCAACGGTCTTCTTGAAGAAGGTGGCGCTCCCTCTTACTACATCGAGGGATTGCTTTACAACGTACCGGAAGAAAAATTTGGATCGAGCTACGGCGATTGCTTCATCAACGCATTTAATTGGATTCAGACAGAGGCGGACAAGACAAAATTTGTCTGTGCAAACGAGTTGTACTATCTGCTGCGCGACGATTCACTTACCTGTTGGCCAGAAGCGAACGGAGAGGCTTTCATCAATGCAGTAATTAACCTCTGGAACAACTGGTAAGCGACGGGCATCTACTTAGGTTGGTATCACGTGCGTCGGTTCGCGTGGATTAGCTACATTTCTGCTTCTCGCCGTCTATGCCGCTCCGTTCACCCGCTCCGCAACATGCAACCCACCCAAACCAAGCATGCCAAGCGTGAGCGTAGCCAGGGGGCCAATGTCCAGCGACGGCAGGTTGAGCGGATGCCCGAGTGCTGCGGCCACCGCATTCGTCAGCGGCCCACCCACAAAATTCCATGCGTAGCCGGCAACGCAGACCCAGCCAAGGCCACCGCGCCAATGCTGCAGCGGATCCGTGCTTTGCGCTTCAGCTTTGTCGATGTCAGTCTGCGTTTGCAGTAGCGCAAGCGATGCGGCCAGTTTGGCCTTGTCCTCCTCCGTTTTATCGGGGAAGAACATGCCGATGATGCCTTTGGCGGCTTCTGCCGCCGTGCCGATTCCAGAGATGTCCATGGCGATTTCCTTCAGGCTTTGCAGGTGGTTGGCTCACAGCCCTGCGCCCAGTGATAGTCAACGTTATGCTCGCCAGTGCCGACGAACTCGATCAGTTGCGCCAAAGTCGCGCGGCTGTTGAGAATGGCCATTTGCGCGCTCCCGTCGTCATTCGCCAACGCTCCGTAGCTGCTGCCGACCAGCGTGCATCCATGCACCTGGGTTTCCATCCCCCGCGACACATCCCCCGCGAAATTGCCGCAGTGGATCAGACAGTTCTGGCGGCCATGCTTGTCTTGAAGACGCAGCACATCGCAGTCGAGGTGATCGGAATGCCAGATCGACGCGCTGTAGCTGTCATCAAAGATGCAGGAGATGCCAGGCGTGTTGTCCTGCCACGGCAACTCCAACGTTGCGCAGGCAAAGGTGTCGCCAGCGGGATTGGTAACGACCAGATCGCCAGGCGTGCCACTGGCCATCGATTGCTTTCGGGTGATGGTGATGTTCATTTCAGACCTCCGGTTTTTGTGTAGGTGTAACCAGCCAGCATCAGAATGCCGGCGAGCAAGATGCGTTTGAGCCAGGACACTACGCCCCGGCCAATCAGGCGTTCGAATTGCGCTTGCAGTGCGTCGGACAAGGCTTGACTGAGCACCGGCGCCGATTTTTCAAAGGCATCGCACAAGGCAGCGGCAAGCGCCTGGCGATCGTTTTCGGACAGCAGGTCGCCCTGCCGTTCAACATGAGATTCAATGGGACGGCCGCATTCACAGACATCAGACATGCCTGACTCCTTTCATTCAAATTGGGGATGCCGCCAGAGCTGGCGGCAGGAATTACGCGGGCACGCGAGCTTCGCGCAACCACTTGACTGCGATCCACTTGTCACCCTCAATCACAGCGTTGCCGCTGTGCAGGGTGCGTGGATCGAGTTGGCCTTCTGCATCGCAGTAGGAGAAGAAACAGGCGTTCCCCTGGACAGCGGCCACCTTGATGCCGACGCTTGGAAACTCCGTTTCGCCACCCATGGGCACCGTGTTCAGGTAAATCAGAAAGGTGGCGATGCGCTGACCACCCTTCTCTGGTCGAACGATGTCGGCAGATGACGCACTCTCCAGTGGGAAGTAGTCCCAGTGCGGAACGTAGTGCTGGCCTGGCTGGTAGTTCAGCACCTGCAGGCCTTCGCCGTTCTCAACGGGTATGCCGGTGAGGTCAGCAATGCACTGCTCGATATCCGCAACCACTGGAAGCTCACCTCGCTGAAAATGGCAGCCAGAACTGGTGCGCGAGTCATCGACCCGTATGCCATCAATGTGGTGGACTACGGAGGACCGCTTCATGCGCGGCCGGGCAAGGTCAATCACTGCCTGGCACGCGGCGGCATCCAGAAGCTGGTCCAGCACAACCACATTCGGCTGCTTGATAGCGGCCAGTACCTGACAGCGCCGGCCGCTGGCCAAGACCTGCGCTGGCGGATAGTTCAGCAGGATCGTGGCCGAATCACTCATGGCGCACCGCCGCGAGATACGTGCGGTTGAGCATCGGGTGATCCTGGTCAGTCGGCCCCCAGTCACCATCCGGATGGAAGGCAATCACATCGAGCCGATCATCGTCGGTGCGGAAGCGATGCAGTTCCCGCTCCTCAATGCAAAAGAGCGTGCCGGCGACCAGCGGAATTTCCCGGTCGGCAAAGCAGGCGAACCCCGTGCCGCGCGCCACCACCCCTAATCGGATCGACGGATGAATGTGAAACGACTGGCGCACACCGGCAGGAAACGACAGGTGGTTCAGGCTGGGGTCGCCACGGCGCGGCGGGTAGACCAGGAGCGAATCGGAGCAGTTGTCGATGTAGCACAAGCGTCCCGATGCCTCGATTGGACCGCCGACCAAGCCTTGTCCCCGAAAGCCATGCCGCACGACCGCAAAAACCTGGGCATCACCCTCCCCGGCAAGGGACAGCGTGGCTGCTTCAGCACCGGTCGCATGGCAAAAATACTGGCCTTGGCCCGCATTGCGAAGCAGAGCGCCGGGTGCCGATGCATGCTGGCCAGCAACGAGGTGTGCCGCCCCATCGGCAGCGCCAGTAATCACATAGCCATACAGCGTCGAGAAAGGCGGCACGGTCAGATGGGTTTGGGTGTCCTTGGACAAGCGCCAGGCCTGCGATGGATACATGCCATGTCGGCCATCAATGTAGTCACCAGTTTGCATGATCAGGCTCCAGCTGTGGTGGTGCTGACGGCGATGCCGTTGGCTTTGTTGTAGACCGAAGCCGCCCCAGCAATTTTGGCCAGGTCTGCGCTATTTGCCGCCTGAAAACTGGCGTAGTCGGCCTGGCTGTTCCAGACCGTGGTGGTGGACTTGGTGAGTCCGTCGGGTGAAATCACCACGGAGCGCGACTGGACTGCCGGGTTGGTACGCACGGCGTGGCTGACGTTGGCCATTGATGCAGCGACGTCCGGGGTCAGGCTGGTACTGTCTTTGAAACTTGTCACGCCACTGGCGGGACGGGTCGTGGTTTTGGTCACGGTAAACGTCATGGTTATGTCCTCTTTCGGGATGGTTGAAAAATCAGGACGCACGGAGCACGGTCTGCGGCTGTTGGCCACAAGCCGGACTTCAAACGTCAGGGATCAATAAAGATCAGCAGCGAGCGCTGGCGGGCTCAGTGCTTGGCAGTTGTCAGGTACTGCCGGGACTGCTATCGCGGGCTAGGCAAACGAATGCCTGCAAACCAGCCTGGTCGACTGGCAGGCCATCACTGGTAATTGCTGCGACCGGCGGGTATTTAAAAACCCGGCACAGGGAGCCGATCTTCAACTTGGCCAGGTACGCGTCATCGCCGGTGAACGAAGCGATGTATCGCTTGGCTGGCATCTTGTAGGTATCGATGCGGTGGCCCAGTTTTTCTGCAGGATGCGTGAGGCTCCAGCGCTGAAAATCATCGGTATCGAAGAAGTGCTGCACCCGACCGAACAGCGGCCGGTAGTCAGCGCGCTCTTCATACAGAAGGTGGCGGAATTTCACGTGCTGCCACTTCTGCGAAAAATTCCACCACCACAAAAAGTCCTGTGTGCTCACCAATGGGTACGGCGCTTCAACAGCAATCGGCGCATAGCGCTGGTAGAGCGCGTCCCCCATGACAGCATCCCCAGCCAGACTGGCAAAGAGGCGCGGCAGAACTTGTTCGTGTGGCAAAAAGAGGCTCTCGAAGCCCAGGCGCCGCGTGCATTCAAGCATCAGATCGGAGCCGAAGAGTTGGTCACCCAGTTCGCCCGTTACCACCACCTCGTCATACAGTCCGGCCTTACCCACGGTGCGCTGCACAGCCAGCTTGCCGGCAATGTGGTCATGGTAGAAGGCCGGGTTTTCCGCGATGCTGTGACTCGATAGAAATACGGTCAGCCGGTCATGTTCATTGGACGGCAGTGCTTTGAGCATGGACACCAAGGTCACGGTCGAATCAATGCCGCCAGACCACATGATGTGCAGACGCGTGTTCGCTGCCAGCAAGGCCTGGGCACGGATATCGCAGCAATCGGCAAACGACAGGTTGGCTCCCTCCGGGCTGGGCATCGGGCAGCAAGCATCAAAGCGCAACAAGTCCGGCTTGGCTTGCAAACGCGAGGTCGTGACCACGCCGCCCACGACCTTGCGCAACCCGCTGGCCAGTGGGTTCCCCTGGATCAGATTACGCGCAACCAATAACTCAGTCATGGCAGCCGAACCTCACAAAAAGCGGATCAAGATCGGCGGCGCAACGTGCCGCACGTACCTGCGCCAGCGTCTTCAGGCGGCGCACCTCGGACTGCACCAGTGCATCCTGGCGATCGGCGTATTCCATGCGCACCCGATCGGCGGCCGTGGTCAGCGTCGTTTCCCAAGCGTCGGCGATGGCTTGCAGCAAGGGCAATTCGCCACCGGGAGAAATGTCACTGCCCGCACGCTCGCCATTGCCCAATTGCTGGCACTCACCATAGGCCAGATCCAATAAGCGATCCTGCAGCGGCAACGACCCCTGCGTGAATCCGGCGCGCTGGGTACGCAGTGCTGCGTGCACACGATCCATCAGCAACAGGCGGCGATAGTGAAAACGGTAGTCTTCCGTATCGGGCGCAGTGTCTTGTCCCACTGCTGCCACCACCCCGTCACGTAGCCGATACAGGTAGGGCTTGCGGTAGCTGAACCCATCTGGCACTTCGCCCCAGTGGTGGAAGGGTTCGTAGCGCTCGTCGAGTTCCCGGGCAAGATGCTGCCGATCCAGATCGACGTAGTTGATGACATAGACGATAACGCCGGTGGGCATGAATACCAGACCGGCCATTTGCAAATACATGTGCTTCTCCTATCAGCCTTGAGGTGGGGGTGGAGGCGGCGGAGGTGGTGGCGGCGGTACAGGCGCGGGCGTTGGAGTTGGTGCAGGCGTCGGTGTGGGTGTCGGCGTCGGAGCCGGCGTTGGCGTTGGCGTTGGCGTTGGCGTTGGCGTTGGCGTTGGCGTTGGCGTTGGCGTTGGCGTTGGCGTTGGCGTTGGCACAGGAGCAGGAGCAGGTGTCGGAGCCGGGGTCGGGGTCGGGGTCGGTGCGGGTGCCGGCGGTTTGTAGGACGCCAATGCTGAGGTGATGGCAGCTTGAACCAAGGCATTGATCGCCAGCGTGAGCTGGTTGAGTGCGGTGCGATCAGGCGTCAACCCACCCGCGATGATCGCGTTGCGGATTTCCTCGCTGACTTGATAGAACCAATAATCCCCCGGCGTCGTGGCCGGCGTATTCGTGGTTGGGTTGCCATCCGTGGGAAATCCGATCGACGGATTGCCGGGCACGGCAGGCGGGGTTTGGGCAGCATTGGCTTCCCAGACGCGGTTGTCCATGAAATCTCCTACAAGACTTTAGGTGTAACTGAACAGCAAGGTGGTATGAGCCGGCTTCAGGCGGCGCATGACGCACTCGAGCATCGTGTTGCCCCATGCCGCAAGCGGGTCCGACACGCGACCTTTGACGGTGAGCGTGCTTTTTGTGTTACCCAGCGCAACGGATATGGTCCAGGCGTAGATCCAGCCAGCGTTGGCCAGTGGGTTGTTCACCGCAGACATGACGGTATCGACCTGCTGCCAACCTTCCGTGATCGTGATGGCCAGGCCCATTGCCTTGGCTACGGCGATGAAATAAGCGCGTGACTGGCCACCCACTTGCACGAGTTTGGAAACCAGCGCCGCTTGCAACTGCGCGTGCGTTTGCTGGCCCGCCAGCGCCGCAACGCAGGGGTCGGGCAAACCGGCAACGCGTTCCCAGTCTGCAAATAGCTCATTGCTCGTGCGCGGATCAGCCTCTTCGATGAGCTGCCAGTTGCGTGCATCCAGCCGGGCCAGTTCCTGCGACAGGCCAGTGAGCATCTGCGTGACGGCAGCGTCCGGATCATCGGTCCACGCCGGGCCATAGGGCAGGAGTTCCTGCAACATGGCCAGATAGTCGTCTGGCGCCAGTGCCTGGCTGACCTGCTGGATGGGCTGTTTGGCCTGATTCGTTATTGCCATGTCACGCTGCCCATCACCGGGATCTGCCCAGCGGCCATCAAGACATTGGCGTTTGGTGTGATCAGCACGTAGTCCCACTCGCTGGCGGCAGCCGAGATGGCCGAGCGCATGTGCGAGAGCAAAATCACGCCGCCTGGCTCCCCTTCACGGACCAGCAAGTCAGCCAGTTCGGCCGTGACCGCGTTTTGCTCGGACACGGTGTCAGGATTCAGACCCTGGATCGTGAAATTGATCGGCACGGCAGTCGGCGCGTACACGGTCACGTGTGCAGTCACCGGGCGCACGCCGTCAATGTAGGCAGCCACCGTCGCAATCTGCGCAGCGGTGGGCAGGATGGCGCTGCTCGCGCCATTACCTTCACCATTGCCATCACAAACAAAAGCCACGCCCACGGTGCCCTGGCCGAATTGCTCCGGTACACACCAGGCGCGCGTCGCCGCGCCACCCGGTGCGCCCAGGGTCCATTGCACATAGTCGTTGGCGTCACCGCCTTGTGGCGGCTGCTGAATGCGATTGAGCAGCCGGGCGCGCAAACTGTCGTCCGACTCGAGATCACTCCCGCCGGACAGCACACCGAGCAAGGCAGAGGTCTGCACGCCGAGGATGGGCGTGACCAGATTGGCGGTCTGCCCCGAATAGTTATTGCCAGCCGCCGCAGACACCAACGCAGCAACCGGCGCAGTAGCCTGAGTTCCGCTCACGGTGATATCGGCCGTGGTCTGGAACTGTGTGCCATCCAGTGTCTGTACCAGCGTTCCAGACGGAATGTCGGCTGCGCCTGGCGTCACCGTGAAAGTGATGGCGCCGGTTGCGGGTGCGGCCGCCAGCCGCTGCACGCCCCAAATCGACGCCCAGCGTTCCAGAAACTCGGTCTCAGCGGTATCGATGATGATCTGGCGGCTCACCCACTCAATGAAGCCGTACAGGCCGTGGGCGACACCGGCCAGCACCCGCGCATACACCTGGGCGTCCATGCGGCGAAGCACATTGTCCAGTTGCAGCCGCTGGAACACATCATTGGTGGTGCGATTGATCAGATCCGCAAGGGACGGTCGATTAAACATTGAGCAAACTCCAGAGGTTCTGGAACTGAATGAGTGCCAGAATGCGCCCATTGGCCTGATAGATCGTGCAACCCAGTGCCAGCGTGAACAGACCCTGGCGCTCGCTGCTGACGTCAATGCGCGCGGCGACCTGGTCATCGACCAGCCACTGCAGGGCTTCCACGGCATAGTCCTTCGCTTGTTGGACCGTGGTATCCGTCAGCTTGGCGCGTGCGAGCAACCACAGGCGCGAACCGATCCGGTCGTTCGGTGCTGGCGGGAATGAATCGCCCCACCAACCCATCCTAAAACTCCCCCGATTCGGCAGCACGTCATCGTCATTGGCGCGCCGCCATGTGAACAGAGAGATGATCACAGCGCGCACCAGCGGGTCGGAGAGGTCGTTGTCGATGTCCTGCAAAAGGCCGAGCATCGTCGACTGGCCGTCAATGTTGACGCTCAAAGGCATGGTGTCGCGCATGGGCTATTCCTGTTGGTTGGGCGCAGCGGTAGTGAAGCTGTCGCCGTGACTGTCGCTGCCACTGTGCGTGTGACCGTTGTATGTTGCACGCATGCCCGCCATGGTTTTAGCGCCACCCTGGTCTGCTACGTTTTGCGCGGCCGTGATGTTCTGGTCACAGGTCAAGTCCTGCGTGACTTCGAGCGTGCCCACAACCTTGCTGTTGGCATTGATGGTGAGGCCGCCTGCAAACGTCATCGTGCCGCTGCCGTCGCCGTTCATCACAACGGTTGATCCGGCCTTGTCGGTGAGCTTCACGCCAGCGCGCATCAAATAGACCGACTGGCCCTGATCGTCATGCAGGATGACTTCACCGGCAGCCAGACCCTGCACCCGGTAGCGCCTATCAGCCACACACACGACCACGCCGTGCGAGCGATCGCCATCAAGGAACAGCGCCAGACATTCGGCGCCGGCATTGGGATGGCTGGTGAAGCCGTAGGGCTCGAAATGTTCCACATCGGCCTTGGTTTCACCCGCCAGCAGGCGTAGCTGCAGGCTTTGCATTTTGGTGGCGGCATTGATCAAGGTGACGCTGCCGCGCGCGATCATGTTCGAGAGGCGCCGCGCATAAGGTGCAACCAATCGGGCGAAGTCGGTCATTGCCGTCCTTTCACGCTATATCCCCCCAGTTGTCACCACCACCCTTTTTGACTTTGCCCTTGATCGGCTTGGCTGCCTTGGAGCGATAACCGTCTGGTGGCCCGACACGCAATTGCGTGCGCAAGCCGTTCTCGTCGAGCAGGTAGTGCACCTCGGCAATCACCATGACCTGATCGAACCCGATCAGGCCGTCGTGCACCGGGACCAACAAGTTCGGCACCCACAAACTGCCATCGGATTGCCGCCAGCCAGCCACCGTGTAGGTGGTTTCCAGCGCTTTGGCAGCGCGGTGCGCACGCTCGTAGAGTGCCCGGTCCTGACAGGTGCCGGCATCGGCGTGGCCGACCTGCTTGAGCACCAGCACCCGAAAACGTTTGGAGCGGGCATCTGCAAGGCTTGCGGTCACCGGCGCTCCGGTGTCCGTTGTGCCGCCTTCGAAATCGGCCTCACTGTCGTCATCCCCCTCGGCTTCGTTGGCGTCTTCACCAAAATCGCTGTCATTACCCGCGCGCTGACCCTTGACGATGTAGCTCGACATCACGGCCTTGAAGTCGAGCTCACAGGACGCCTCCCTTATGTTTTGTCCCAAAGCCAGCGAGGTCGATGCGTTGCCGGTACTGCCCACGTCAATGAAAACAAGATCGCCCTTTTCGTTATCGGTCGAGAGCACATGGCGCAGGCGCATCAGCCGGTCGATGCACTCGAACACGGTCTCGCCCACCTGCACATGGTGCTCGGTGATCGGCGCACCGGTGTCGATCTCTGTCAGCACCCGCACGCCATAGGGCGCGGCCAGGGCGGCAGCTATCGCTTCCAGTTTCGCGTTGCGCCAGACATTGGTATTCGAGGCTGCCGGCCGAACCACCGTGCCGGCTTTACCGTCCTTGCCTTTGACGTCCGCCCACAGACCATTACTCGATGCGGGCGCAGTCCCACCTGAATCGGGCGGACAGCAGTCAACCAGATCGCTGGTCTTGCTGCGCCCCTTGACGGCAAGGGACACGCGCTTGCCGTCGTACTGCATCGGGGTTGCATCCACATACCCCGTCAGCACCAGGTCACTGCCGATGAATACCTGACAGGCATCGAAGGGGCGAATGCGTCGGGACAGATAGGCTGCAGCGGTCGTGCCAACTGATGCCTGTGCGGGCCAGCGGTCGGTGACCACCAACTCGAAACTTCGTGCCTGACGCTCAATGCCGGCCTCAATGTGGATCTGTTTCCAGCCGCCATACTCCTGACCGCCGACGATGAGGCGCACCTGATTCTCCGGCAGGCCTGCCGGATACCCTGGATCAATGTTCATGTCAGGCCGCCAGTACAGAAAGTGGCACTGGTGGCGTCACGCCGGGATGCCGGATGCCGTTGCGATAGATGATCTCCGCATCGCGCGTGGCATCGGCATAAAGTTCATACGCAATCGCCAGCATCGGCATGGTTTGTGGCGGCGTCCAGGTGGTGAGACTCGCCGCACTTTGAGCGCGGTTGGTCAGATCAAAATAGACGGCAGCATACGCCTCCTGCAGCGCGTCATAGGTCGCGTCCCCACAGACCAGCAATTCGGCATCCAGCGCAGCCAGCAGTGCATCGCGCACCGACAGCATCGTGTCCTGGGTGACCTGTTGGGTAACCGTTTGCGGCTGGGTGATGCCGGCGATCGTCTGCACAATGACACCGGTGGTCAACACCACCGACTGGCCCGATGTGCCCTGGTCCTGCTGGGTGACCGCCGCGATGCCGGCCTGGGCACTATCCTGATCGGTACCCACCAGGGAAGCGATACCGACCGCCTGCGCCAGCAACAGTTGCCGTCCGAGTCCGTAGAGCGCTGCGGCGTTGGTGTCGATCTGCTGGCGTGATGGCGTGGGGTTGATGCTCGTGACAGGAGGCTGCATGGCGGATGCCGTCGCCCCACCGGCAATCAGTTTGACCACATTCGACCAGGCAGCCACCGCACCAGCGGCACCTGACAAACCAAAAGCATTCAGCAGGGTCTGCCCCAGCATGGACGGGTTGCTCACAAACGACGCGGCCTGCGTGATGAGATTAGCTGTCGTTGTGGCCGTGCCCAGAATTTGCGCGATTTGTCCTGCACCGATAAAGCCCAGCATCTTCGAGAGGTTGCCTTGCGCCGCAGCGGACACAAAGCTCTGGAATCCGTTGACGGTAAAGGTGCTGGAGAAATCCTGAATGGCGGCGTTGGCTAGCCCGTCTGCGGTCAGCCGGCTCACGGCCTGCGTTGAACTGCTCGGGTCCGGGAAAGTCAGCTCACCCGCTTCCACAAAACTCATCGACACGGTGGCCATGCCCAGACCGGCGTCAAAGCGCACGCGTGCTGGCGCCGACAGGCAAACCTGCATGGCGCCCAGCCAGGGATGTACCAGCGCACCGGGTCCGGCAGTTTCCAGTGCGGACAGCAACTGGTTGGCCTGACTGATGTAGTCCGAGCCGATCAGAAAACCATCAAACGTGATCTCGCGCGTAGCTCTGCCCAAATCTTCCACCCAGGGCATGTCACGCTGCGGATACTCGTGGACCTGCACACGGCGGCCGGCGCCCAGATCGGTGCCATTGACCTGAAACGCGACACCGCGAAATGAGGCCGCACGCAAAGCGCTGGCGTAAGAACTTGTGCTCATGGGTAACAACCTCAGGGCATCGCCAGCGCAAAGGCGCTGTAACCGGCGTCGACATTGAGCGGCATGGTGCCGCCACTGACCTGTTCGACGCGCGAACCAGCGGGCAGGCCATCAATCTTGATGTTGACCTGGCCCTCGACCTTGCTTGCAGCCTGGCTTGCCGGAATCAGGGAGCTTCGATTGCTGCCCACAGATAGGGGCGCCAATCCTGATGCTGATGCGCTTGCAGTGCCTTGCGCCGAACCAGCGGTCGTTTGTGACGGGTTGGCCTCGCCGCCGGTGAGGCTCAGGGCATGGCCGACTGTCTTGGCCGCATCAATGGCCCACTGCAGTTTGCCGGAGAGCCACTGAACGAATTCGCCGAACCAGGCCTTCAAGGGTTCCCAATGCGCAATGATGGCCTTGGCAATCCAGCCGATGGGGCCCAGGCAGGTGAGGATCAGATCCGCGTGCGCCTTGAGCCAACTCCAGAAACTGGCAAACCAGCCTTTGACGGTGTCCCAGTTCTCGTAAATCAGCCATGCCGCCGAGGCAATGGCGAGGATGATGCCCAGCGGGTTGGCCATCAGCGCCGCGCCGACTGCGCGAATGCCGCCGGATACAAGCGCAAATGCCCCTGACATCACGCCACTCATGGACACGGTGGTCGTGGCCAATAACGACCACGCGGCGCGCAGCAAACTGATGGGGCCACTGGCGAGAAACGTCGCGCCAAACCCGGTGCGCGCCATGGAGAGCAGTGAGGCGTTGCTTGCGACGTAGGCCTTTGCTGCCATTCCGACGAAAGCCAGACCCGCTCGTCCAATGGCCCCCACCAGACCGGCAAGCGCCATGATGGTCTGCGCGTTCATCACGACCGCCAAGCCAATCAGTGCATTGCGCGGGCCACCCACGAAATCCACCAGTTTGCCAATGCCCTGACCAAAAGCAAGCACGCCCTTGGCCATGCCTCGCCAATCGATGCCGGAGAGCCACTGACCTAAATCCTTGGCCATGCGGCTGACCTCGGTCGACACCAGCTTCTTGTTGGCCGCCATCCAGTCGTTGAAACTGTCGAGCAGTGGTTTGATAGCGGGCACCAGATTCTTGGCAATCGTCATCTGGAAACCCTTGCTCACCAGTTCCAAATCACGCAGGGACTTGGCGAACTCGCGCGAACGGTCGATATCTTCTTCGCCCATCACGCCCTTGAACTTGGACAGGCGGGCCTGGGCTTCCTCGATACCCTTGCCGCCTTGCTCCAGCATCGGGACAATTTCCTGCCACTTTTTGCCGAACAAGGCCATGCCCATGCGGGCGCGAACCGCCGGATTTTCGTTGCGCACAAAGGCGTCGGCCAGTTCCGGCAGCACGGTCATGCCGCTGCGCAACTGACCGGACGCATCCCGCATGGAAACGCCCAGGCGCTGAAACAGCGCAGCGGCCTCTTTGCCCCGACCGGCAGCGGCGCGCCCGAGCGTCAGGTTGAGTTTGCCCATGGCGCCTTCCATCTGCTCGACAGCCACGCCGTTTTGTTCGGCCACGTACTTCATGCGCTGAAACTGCTCGACACTCATGCCGGCGCGGGTGGCGCCGTGGTGCACGGTTTCGCCCAATTCAGCGTAGGCGTGGATGGCGTCTTTCACTTTGGCCAGGCCAAAGCCGGCCGCCAGACCTCCGGCAATCCCGACGGGCAGACCGAACTTGCCGGCGATGCCGCCCGCGCTCTTGCCAATGTCGGTGAGGTACTTGCGCGCGGCACGAGCTGGGGCCTCGACGGACTTCAGGGCGCTGACCAGGCTCTCGGCGTTGGCCGACAGGATGGCCTTCAGTTCAAAGCGGTCGGACATTGAGAAAAGTCGCTATTCAGGGTTAAGGCCAGGATTGATACGTTGGGCAATGCGTTCGGCCTGGGTGTTCCACAGATCGAATTCATCGAGCGTGAGACTCAGGACGTCGCGCGGGGATGTTTTGAAGAACCAGGCAAGTTCGAAGACGCGCTCGGTGAACTGTTCGTCATTACCCCGGCCTCCACCGATGGCCCTTCCCCGAAAAAACCCAACACCGCCTGGGTCGCCTTGCCAAAATCAGCCAGCGACAAGGCCTTCACGCTGGACAGCGGGATAGCGGCCAGGCGCGCCACGTAGTTCGCCACCACGTTCATGCGGATATCGATTGCGGGCTCCTCCGTGCCATTGCCGGGCAAGAGCCGCATGGGCTGTCCCAATTCGATCAGATCGGCGGTGGTGGGCTGGCGCAGGCTGAGGCGGTCGATTTCCTCGCCGTGGGCGCTCACCGGCTTGGTGAGCGTTATGGTCAGTTCATCGTGCTTCATTGTTGTGCTCATTGGTTATTACTCCATTGCCCCTGGCTGCCGGAGAACTCGACTTCGATCGTGCCCTCGACCGGCTTGACCTTGGGCTCGCCCCGAACGAAAGCGTTGGACAGCGTGTAGACCACGCCGTTGGCCAGTTCAGCGGTAACGGTCAAGGTTGTGTTAGTACGCAAGGTAGTGACCGGAAAATCCGGGGTGAACAACGCCACGACCTTGACGTAAGGCTCAAGCGCCGTTTCCTTGTAACCAGCGGGGCCAGACAGTCCCATGACGGCCTCGCGCTTGTACTCAGTCAGGGGGATTTCAATGTCCCCCGAGATCTCGAATTGGGTGCCGTCGACCTTCACAAAACAGATGCCGGCAATGCGTTGTGCCATGGTGTTGTCTCCTTATGCGTCGATTTACGCGACGACTTGAGAGGCCGGGTATTGCAGGCGGAACTGATTCAGCACGGCAAACACACGGAGTTGATTAACGTAATCGGGCGGGAACAGCACGTTGACCCGGTTCGGGTCGGTGGTGTCGCGCTCGACAATGAGGTATTGCTTGAAGGTGTCGAGGTTCTCGACGATGCCCAGGTATTCCATTTCGCCGTACACGGCGCACAGTTCGCCCTTGATCACGCTGGGTGTGACGATGGCCTGACCGGCCGCGAAGCGCGTTCCATCATCGGCCAGTTTGTGGCGCGGATATTTGGAGGTGATGACGCTCTTGAGCGCACGCAGCACATAGGCCGAGGTGTGCAGGGTTTCCGAATCCAGGTAACTGGTGTCAGGCGCACCGAAGGCGTTTTGTTGATAGGTCGTGATGGCACGCTCGACACACAACTGGCCGCCGCCCACAAAGCTCGTGGCAATGCCAAAGCTGAGCAGCGCTTGGCGGTCTTCAAACAGGAACCGGTTTCCCGCGCGCGGCGGGAGCAGTCCCACAAGCGGCGTGGTCTGCGTCGGGCGCGCCGGATCGGCAGCGATGTCCACGGCGTTGGCACCCCCGTAGGCTGCGGCATATTCCCAGCATGGGTTGGGGCAATCGGTGTCGATGGCAGCGACCGTGTGATGTTGGTCATTGAGCGTCATGCCAAACGCCACCAGATTGGAGAGGATGCCGCGCAGCGCCGTGTAGCAGTGACCATAGATCTGCTTGGAGTAGGACCAGCGACCCGTTACGTCATTGAACTCGAATTGCAGGTCACCCAGCGCCTGCGCCTGCCCGTAGGGGTGAATCACAAAATCGTAAGGCTCATCGCCCATGGCCGGTACGGCATTGTTGGCAACGGAGGGATCGGTCGAGCCACCGGACAACGTTGGGCCGGAATAGGACAGGCTCACCCCAGCAGGCACACTTTCGCCGGCACTCCAGCCCAGGAAGGAATCGAGGATGGTGATGTCGTTGGCGGTTTGTCCGCTCCACTTGCTGGTGAGCGTGACCACGGCCGAACCTTCCGAAACGGCGGCCGTGGCATACGCGAAGTAGCCGTACTCGCCGGTGGAAGCCGTCACCGGCAGATCTAGGGCAGCATTGATGCTGCTGACCATGTTGGCCGCAATGTTGTAGGGACTGTCCCCCAACTGGACGCCGACGTTCACGCGCTGACCGGCGATGTACAGCGCGATGGCGCCAGCGGCATTGGCGTAGCCGTTGATCACGATCGTGCCCGTGGCCTGCGAGGCTGCGGGGTCGTCAAGTACTGGGATGCACCACAGGTTGCAAGAGCCGGCATCCTGCAGCCGATAGCTGGCCACCATGCGCGCCAGCATCGAGCCCTGACCGAACAGGATCAGCGCCGACTTCGGATCGGTGACCAGCACCGCCTTGTTGGGTATAGCTGTTCCCCATGGAAACATCTGACCAATCAACAGCGCATTGAGCGCCTGGCCACCCATATTGGCTTGACTGTTGTCCATCTCCGCATAAAACAGCGGCACGCGCAAGTTGCTTGGTATGTGCTGGAACGAGACGCCACTCATGCTGCACTCCCGGTCGGTGTTGATGGATTAGCGCCAGTTCCGCTGGAAGTCGGTGCACTGACTAGTGCTGCTGGTATTGCTACGGTTGGTGACGGGCTGGCCGTTGCCGGCGCGGTTGCTGCAGGCGTTGGCGCCGGGGTGGTACTGGCGACCGGTGCGGTCTGACTCAGCGTGACGTCGCCATCGCGCACGCGTCGGTGCCAGTACTGGGTGACCTGGCCGATGTTCTGACCGGCGGGACCAAGCAGCTTGCGCGAGCCGGGAATGGGCACTGTGCGGCCCGGTTTGGGAATGGCGAACATGAACGCTTCTCCGATGAAAGAAATGCAAAAAGCCCGCGACGGCCTCAGTTGAAACTGGGTCGGGCGGGCGCTGATAAAACTGAGAACCTGATCAGTTGCGGCTTACGGGACGGCGAGTTGGAACTCCACGCGTCCGTCGGGTCCATGGGTGCGTGGCGAATCTGCCGTCGCCATCACGGTCGATGCATTGAAATCAGCCACCGGATTGGGTGGATAGGTGCCGCTGGGATCGAACACCGGCGTGCCCACATCGACCTCAACATTGAGCGCCGACCCAGGCAACCAGTTGCCGTTGGCATCCTGAGCGCCGAACTCCGGCAACGCAGTCAAGCCACCGGCTTCCCACCCGTCCGATGCGCCAATCCACATCTGTGCCCCGAATTCAAACTGGTACCACAGGCGCGCGCGATCAAGCGAAAGCAGGCTGCCGCCCTCATAAAAGATGCCGTTGTAAAAGGTGGCCGGATTGACGGTGTTCACAGGCCCCGGTATCCAGCCCAGCAGCGCGGACCAGATTTCGGCGCGAATCGCATGCACGCCCGCAGAGGCGCTTTGGCCTTTTTCGTCGGCACGGTTGTCCAACGCGACGATCACGCCAAAGCTGTCCGTCATTTCCTGGCCCACCGCATTCACGGCCTTGGGTGGATCGGGTCGATCGTCGATCGGAATGACAAAGGCGCACGGTACCGGCAAAGCTGCTGCTTCCTGCACCGGCTTGAATTCCGCCGCGCCGGCCACCCGACCAGCCAGTGACGGGCACAACGCACGCAACTGCGCGATGATAAGTTCCAGTTGCATCCGAATCTTTCACCTTAGCGGGGCACCAGCGCGTGGCGCAGGGCATCGCGTACTTGGTCGCGCACTTCACTGGCTCGGTTGGCCAGCGCCACCGTCATGAAATTGCCGCGTGCTGCGATATTGCGTTTGGTTGAGCCGTAAAACAGCACGGCCGGATAGTAAAAACTGCCGGGAATGGCGCGCACGCCGACTCTGATCCAGCCGCCTTTGGAGCCTTTGCCGGTCACACCGATGGCGCGGCGCATAGCGCCACTCTGTACCCCCGGAAATTCACCTGGCTGCGACACCACGCGGCGAGACACCAGCGTGCGCGCCTCCTTGCGAACCGACGCTGCACCCTTGACCAGTGCACGGCGCATTTGCCTGCGGTCGTAGTCGATGATGCTGTGGTATTCCAGCCCGACATGCAAGGCAATGCCGGCGGTCTTGCTGCTGCTTGTTTTGTGGTCCATTGGTTCCTCTCAGACACCCAGTCCGGGTACGTACACATCGGTCGCTGCGTCTGTCGTTGCGCCGGTCGTTGGTGAGGCAAAGTCGGTCGCGGTCGGATCAATGGCACCGAGATCCTTGGCCGTGATGCGGACATACCGGTTGGCATCCTGAAAATTCTGCGCATCAATGATGCGAAAGCGTCGGCGGCGATATTCAACGACGCGGTTTTGCGCGTAATACTCGGCCGGCATCGAAAAACTGAAACGCACCCAGAAGAAGTGGGTCGGCTCCTCGACGGTGGCCATGGCCATGCGTGAGGCGATGCCACGAATGGGTTCCACTTTGGCCCAAAGCGTGATCCCGGCATCAAACGTCTGATCGACGCCGAAGCCGGTATTGGGCACATCCAGCCAAAGACGAACGAGGATGCGGCGGTTGAGTTCCCCGGTGTCGGGCAGCGTCATGGCCTCGCTCATAGGATGGCAATCCGGTAAGGATCGAGCAGCCCATCAACAAAGGGCAGCTTGTCCATGCGCCCGCGCGCGAAGGCGACTTCGCTGCGCTGGTTGTACAGACTGTCCACCCGCAACTTGATCCAGTGCTTGATGCCCGCCGGCACCATGCTCGAGTCACCATAACCCGCCTGGAACTGCACCGTGACGGCGCCGATTTGCGGCAGGGTCGGCTGCCAGATCTGACCAAAGATCGGCGTGATCCGCGTCAGGTCATCTGTTGAGGTCACCACGTAGTTCTCGGGCGGCATGGTGATGACATCAAAATTCATGTCCTGGTAGATGATCGACGCCACCGACTGCACCGGTCCCTTGGGGATGAGGATGGCGTGCGCCGGGATGGAATACGGCAAACCCGCCGGCACGCCGGTGAGGCTCGGCCCGGGAAAGGCATCGAGCACCAGATTCCATGTGGCGGTGAGCAGCTGACGGTTGGTCAGGGTCTCCGCCATTTGCCGTGCACTGCTGATGAGCGCAAGAATCAGCGTGTCGTCATCCGGAATGTCGACACGCAGGTGCAGCTTCACCTCGGTCAAAGACACCGGCTCGGCAATACCTGTGTAGGCATCGACGGCCGGTGGTGTTATCAGCTG